GGAGACGTTCGCGTGGTTTGCCGTCCTTGGTTTGGCGGCGGCGTGATTGACGCGGACGGGAGCAGGCTCTACCGTCACGCCTGTTCGGCCTGCCAGGGCCTAACGCTGATAAGGAGGTATCAACGCTGTGCCAGCTCTAGCTTTAGAACGCGTTCCTGACAATGCCCTTGTTCTGATGAGAACGGGTGGTCAGTCCTTGGCTGATGCGCACGAGGTTCGTTTTCTGCGTCTTGTGGAAAATGCCGGCTCTCCTTTGGAGGCACTTTTTCTCGCTGCCTTGATGAATGATTTTGCGATGTCGTCGGTCCAGGTTCACTGGCTTGCCGCACAGGGCATCGATCTGCTTTTACACGATGGCGTCCCGGATTTCTGTGTCATGATGCAGGCATCCGTTGGGAGGTATCGGGCTGACTTCGGGATTATCGACGCAAGGGGCTCAATGCCCAAAAAATACGTCATTGAATGTGACGGCCACGATTTCCACGAGAGAACCAAAGATCAGGCCAAACGGGATAGGCGCCGCGATCGGTGGATGATGCGCAATGATATATCCGTCATGCGGTTCACTGGTGCTGAGATTTTTGACTGCCCGATGACATGTAGCGGCGAAGCGCTAGACGCGATGGGGGTTTTTTAATGGAGCCGCTGACCCCTCCTGACTGCGACCTTCGCGGGTTAGAATATATGCCGCTGCTCGGCGCACATCTCTTTGGCAGCGAGTTCAATGCACACGCTAAAGACAGTGAGTGGCGGGCCGCTCTTACGCTTTGGTGGGCTGCTTGGCAGCAGGTTCCGGCCGGCTCACTTCCGGATGACGATGGGGCGCTTTGCCGCCTTGCCGACCTCGGTCGTGACGTTCGCAAATGGCGTAAGTTGCGGAATTCTGCGTTACATGGATGGCAAAAATGCGCAGATGGGCGTCTTTATCACGCAGTTTTGTGTAAACAGGCGCTCATAGCATGGGACAAGCGCGTCAAAGAGCGTGACAGAAAAGCCGCGTGGCGCGCAAGGCGTGACGAGGAAAATCAATCACTTAGCCAGCAGTGTCCCGTGGGACAGGACGGGGACGTCCCGTGGGACGGAACGGGGACGTCCCCGGGACAGGACGCGGACGTCCCCGTTGACGGGACGGGACGGGACGGGACGGGACAATATACTACCAAAGAACCTAAAGGTTCTTCGGTAGCGCGCGCGCGAAAAATTCCGGATGGATGGAGGCCGGATTCTGGCTCCGGGAAAACGGGGGAGATCCAGGTTCTCTGGGGGGAGCAGAAATTTGAGCGCGAGATTGAGCGGTTCGTTGATTACCACACCGCCAAAGGATCAAGGATGGTGAACTGGCAGGCCGCCTGGCGAACTTGGGTCGGGAATGATGCGTCGTTCTCGCGGCCCCAGGGGGCTAAGGGCAACGGCGAGGAGTATCAGTCGTGGTGAGCGCCGCCGAAATCATCGGCGATGCCAAAATCGTTCTGAAATCGCGAGCCGTAGGCAACCACAAGGCGCTTTGTCCGCAATGCTCTGCGACGCGTAAAAACAAGCGAGACCTCTGCCTCTCGGTCACGATTGGAAGTGAGGGGGTAGCCTGGTTTTGCCACAATGGGTGCGGGTTTAAGGGAGGAAAAAATTATGATCCACGAACGGCACAAGGGATGGTTGAGCGATCGCGGCATCGATCCGATCCTTGCCGAGAAGTTCGGGCTCGAAACGACCAGCGACGCAACCGGGAATTGGCTGAGCGTGCCCTACATCGAGCGCGGCCAAGTGGTGAACCACAAGTATCGACTGACGGCCGAGAAGCGCCATCGGATGGACGAAGGGGCGCCGCTCATCCTGTGGAACCACGATGTGCTTCTGACACCAGAGGTACAGGCGGGGGCGCCAGTCATCATAACCGAGGGGGAGTGGGACGCGCTGGCGGCGATACAGGCGGGGTTCAAGCACGTTCTCTCCGTCCCGAACGGAGCGCCGCGCAACGAGAGCGAGAACCCATTCGAGGAGCGGCGATACGAGTGCATCCAGCGGAGTCGCGATCTTATCGACAGGGTGAAAACGTTCATTCTCGCGACCGACAATGATGAACCGGGGCGCGTTCTTGCCGCAGACCTTGCGCGGCTTCTTGGGCCGGAGCGGTGCAAATTTGTCGAATATGCCGCCGACTGCAAGGATCTGAATGATGTTCTGCAAATCCACGACGCGGCAACGCTTGTGGCGAATATCAATGACGCACGGGCATATCCGGTCAAAGGCTTATACCGGCTTTCGGACTTCCCGGAGCCACCTGCTATCGTGTCATTGGAAGTAGGCATTCCCGGCGTCGATGATATGTTCAGACTCGTGCCAGGAACGTTCAGCGTCATCACTGGATACGCTGGTCGCGGAAAAACATCGCTGATTTTGGTGATGCTTGCAAAGTTGCTGAAACGCGGTGTCCCGATTGCGCTGGCATCGTTCGAAACCCTACCCAAACCTATCCTTGAGCGGAGGATGCGGGCTGCGATTTATGAGTGCGCCGAATATGACCGACCGGCCTTATCCCCCGGGCCGGCTGATGATCTTTTCGAACGCCTGTTCGGCGTGATCGCGCAAACTCCAGAGACCGAGGATACTGAAATGGACCTCGATTATCTGCTGGAGCTGGCGAAGGTCGCCGTTCTCAGGGACGGAATTCGCTTGCTCGTCATAGATCCGTGGAATGAAATTGAGCACAAGCGCGCGGCTAACGAGAGTGAGACGGATTATACCGGGCGCGCCATTCGTGCGATCAAACGGTTCGCTCGACTTTACGAATGCGCAGTCTGGCTCGTTGCACACCCGCGCAAGCCGCAGCTCGACGGTAAATTGCGTATTCCAACCCTCTATGATCTTTCCGGCTCGGCCAATTTTGCGAACAAGGCTGACTACGGTGTAGTCGTTCATCGTGAGAGAATGGATGATACGATCGTGACCATGCGTGTGAACAAGGTTCGCATGGGCTTGCCAGGTAAATGCGGCGACGTAGTTCTAGATTATCATGAAAGATCATCGTCGTACGTGATGGCGCGGGGAGAAGATGGGTGATTCCCGCAGATATTATGGAAATCCTCAACCGCGACGAAGGGGAATGAAGATGAAGCGCTTTTGGCTAGGTTTCGGCATTTGCTATCTGATCGGTGCCGTTTCGTTCGGGCTTGCCGCTCGTCGGGCGATGCCATTCGTGACGGTAGTGGGGGATATCTACTACGGCGCGCTGTGGCCGCTTTCCCCACTTTCGGTCGGCCTGGGTCGCGATCTGTATCCCATTCCGAAATGGATGATCGACCTGCATGCCGGAGAGAGCAAATGACCTCCACCCGCGAAAGGGCCATCGAGGCTGGGGCGAGGGCGATGGCCAACGCCAAGTACGAAGCCCGCATTGCCGTGATAGCGGCCAGTCGTAACACGGATCGCCCCATAAGCTACCCAGGGCCATTCGACTGCATGGATTACCTGCTCAGTGCCGAGATGTGGGATGACCCCGACGAACGCGGCGCCGGATTTATCAAGGACTGTTATCGCGCTGAAGCCACCGCCGCGTTCGACGCGATCCTTTCAGAGATTTGGACGCCGAGTGCGGAGATGGTGGAGGCGGGGTTTCAAGCCACCGATGAGGCAGTCATGAGTGATATAAGATATGCCTACCAAGCCATGATCCGCAAGCTGGGGGAGGGCGGCCAATGACACGACGGATTGCGCCTAGAACCGACGATGTCGCTGCGGTGGATGGATCTGTTCTCATCAAGGGCGAAGTCGTGATGTGCGGTAACACGATCAGGTTTGGCGACGGCGTCACCGCTGGCGGGATAATATTCACTCTTCCGGACGGCATCGATTGGTCTGATGGTTATGGGAAAACAGGGGAGAGTGAGACGGGAAAATCCAGAAGGCCAAGACGATTCTGGCGTTTGTAATTTTATGGTTTGGCGCGTTTCTCCTGCTGTATATATTTTGATGATCCTCAAACTAAGAAAGGAAGAATAGTATGCGTCCTCTATTTTCATGGGTCGATATCTTCATTGCATGGATACAGGCAAAGCGCGGGTATAGTCCGGATTGTGCTTGGTGGGATGAGGGGCCATTGGAGAGATGATCCTCCTGACATCCTTCCTGCGTGGCCTCGGCTACACCACGGGAAAGAACCTTGCCAACGCCCTGTGGCGCGTGGTATGTGGGCGCTGACAAGGAGCTTCCGATGCCTGACGCAACCTTCAACGGCAGCAAGACCAGACCGATCCTCGCCGCGCTCAAGGCCGAGAATGCCAAGGGCGTTCCGCGCCAGACCGCGACCAGCAAGGCGCAGCCGATGAAGTCGAGTGTGCGGGTGTGAGTTCGTTGATCGTCGTCGTCATCGGTTTGATCCTCATCGCCGCTCTGGTGTATGGAGAGAATTATCTGTCGCCCCCTCTCGATGGAGGTTTGGTCAGACTGATCCAGGCGGCGACGGTCATCGTGGGCGTGTTGCTTATTGCCCAACGCCTCAACGTGTTTTGAGGCTTCGTGTCCTTCAAAGGCGGTAGCGTAATGGCATCCCTCGGCCGCCCAACTGATTTCAGACCTGACATGGGCGAGAAGATTCTGGAGCTAATGGCTTCCGGCCTTTCGCTCGCAGCTTCTGCCGCCGAGATAGGCGTGCATCGGCAGCGGGTTTACGAATGGGTAGAAAAACACCCAGATTTTGCGGACACTGTAAAGCTGGCGATGGCTAAGAGGCAGCTCTTTTTAGAGCGCCGGCTGCTGAGTTCAGAGATAGGCCCGATGGTCACTTCCACGATATTTGCCCTCAAGAATGCCGGTGCTGAGGATTGGCGCGAGAAGGTTGATGTTGAGCATAGCGGGAATGTCACGGTGACCAAAGTAGAGCTGATTGGTGGCTAGCTCCACGGCTCAGGTCAGGATGCCCCCCAAGCTAGTCCCTCTATTCACGGGGGAGGCCCGCTACCGGATATGTTGGGGCGGGCGAGGCTCTGGTAAAACACAGACCTTTGCGAAGATGAGCGCAGTCCGGGCCTATATGTGGGCTGCGGCTGGCGACAGCGGCGTCATCGTCTGTGGCCGCGAGTTCATGAACAGTCTGGACGAAAGCTCCATGGCGGAGGTCAAGGCGGCTATCTTGTCAGAGCCGTGGCTGGCTCAGTTCTTTGACGTTGGCGAGAAATACATTCGCACCACCGGCCTTCCCGGCAGGATCGAGTATAAATTCTCTGGCCTCGATCGTAGTATCGACAGCATCAAATCCAAGGCGCGCATCAAGCTGCTATGGGTGGACGAGGCTGAGCCGGTGAGCGAGAGGGCGTGGCGGATCGCTATTCCTTCGGTGCGTGAGCATGATTCGGAAGTATGGGTCACGTACAATCCGGGGAGCAGGAAGAGCGCCACGCACAAGCGGTTCCGGGTGGATCTGGCCGATGATCCTGCGGCCAGGATGGTGGAGCTGAATTACAGGGACAATCCCTTCTTCCCCAAGGTGCTGGACATGGAGCGCCTGAGGGACATGGTGAAGCGCCCGGACAGCTATGCGCATATCTGGGACGGCGACTTCGAGACGATCGTGTCCGGTGCCTATTACGCCGCCAGCCTGGCTACGGCGCGGGCCCAGAACAGGATCATCCCGCTGTCGGTCGATCCATTGATGCAGGTATGGACCTTCTGGGACATCGGGACGCGCGACCATACCGCGATTTGGGTGGCGCAGTTCGTCGGCACCCGCGTGCACCTGATCGACTATTACGAGGCGGCTGGGCAGCCGCTGGGGGTGCATCTGCAATGGCTGCGGGACAATGGCTATGAGAAGGCGATTTGCGTTTTGCCGCACGACGGAGCGCAGGTTGATCATTTCACCGCAGACAGGTATGTGGATCACGTGCGCGCCGCTGGCTTCGAGGCGCAGGTGATCAGGAATCAGGGAAAGGGCGCGGCGATGATTCGGATAGATGCTCTCCGCCGCCTGTTCCCATCCGTCTATATCGATCCGGAACATTGCTCCGGTGGCATCGATGCACTCACGGCGTATCACGAGAAGATCGACGATAAGCGCGAGATTGGCCTTGGGCCGGAGCATGATTGGTCCTCACACGGATCGGATGCGGCGGGCTTATTGGCGATCGCCAAGCCCATCCTGTTCGACCGCTTCCAGGAAGAGGTTTACGATCATCGGCCGCGCGAGCTTGCCATGCAGGCAACGGGGTATTGATGCAGAATCCAACTCTCCCCGGCGTTAACGCACCCATGATCATCGGCGGCCTGCGCACGGAGGACGTGCTGCGCCGCTGGGAGCGCAAGGCCAGGGACGGCGCCTACCAGATCGAGGAGTGGCTTATCCCCAGCCCCTCTGGCGAATTGCGGGTGGGGGCGACGATTACCCGTGATGGCGAGAAGCACGGTTACGGTTTTCGCTGGGACGGCAACGATATCAACACGCTGGTGACGCGGATCATGGCGCTGGACATGGTGATGCGGAAGCTTCCGGGCGACATGGCGCGGGGCGTGACGGCGCCTTGGCGGGAGACGGCGCATTGAGCGAGGAACTCGACACGCTCAAGCGCAAGCTGGCCGCGCGCCAGAACGATCCCGCATACAAAACCAACTGTGAGGCGTTATCCGCGCGCATCGCCGAGCTTGAGGCGATCGAGAAGGAGGAATCGGATGACCAAGACGCCTGAAACCACCAAGGCTCCGGCCACACGCTCGAACGATACCGAGGAGGACGTGACGAAGCTTGCCCATGTGCCTGACCCGGCCAAGCTGAGTGACAAGAAGATCAAGGAAATCAGCGGAGACGACGGCACGGACGATCCTGAGAACGCCGCTAACCAGGACGTGGCCGAGACGTTGAAGAATAACCGCGACGCTGCGAAGGCAGGCGAGCCGCTGAAGCATGGTGGCGGCTTTTCGGGCGAACCGGGCTGATGTTCGGGGCCAAGGTCGTGCAGATGACCGCCGTCGCTGGCGAAAAGTTGCGTGTCGGCGATCCTGTACGCCTTGGCCCGTCAGACCGCGTATACTTGGCTGATTGTGACGAAGCAGGACACATGGAACAGGCAGAGAAAGACAGGCCGGCGCTGGAGATTGAAGTCACCCAAGCCATGATTGATGCGGGGCTGTGCGAGCTTCGTGAACATCACCTAGGCGATGATCTGGGCTACATGGTCGAGAGCGTTTATCGAGCGATGGCTTATGCGCGTTAGCGTTCCACGTGAAGCTGTGGTATCGATGTACCGCGCCATCAAGCGCCGGAGAGCTATTTGATGGCAACGCAGCTTGTCGATCCGATCGAGGACGATCTGGAGGGCGACGCGCCCGAACTCCCCATGATCATCCAGCTCGCGCAGGCCGAGGGGGATCTGTCCCATCTGCTTGACGACACGCAGCTGGCGACGATCGGTGCGGAGGTGGTTCGCGATTACGAGCGGGACCTTGGCGATCGGCAGAATTGGGAGGACGAAGCGCGCGACGGCCTCAAGAAGGCTGCGCAGGAGAAGCGCACGCCCAAGGATTATCCGTTCGTAGGGCGTTCCTCGAACGTGGACTATCCCCTGCTCGCCATCGCGTCGATGCAGTTCAACGCCCGCGCTTATCCCGCCATCTGCAAGTCTGGCAACATGGTGCGATGCAAGGTCATCGGCTCCGACAAGGGGCGCCCACGCGTCCAGATGACGGCACAGGGGCCTATTCCCATTGTGACGCTAAACGGCAAGCCAATGCTCCTCCCGGAGGCTCAGCAGCTTATCGCCGGCTATGAGGCGCAGCAGCCGGCCAACGAGGACGGGCAAGCGCAGGAGCCGGCGCCGCAACCACAGCCGGTCTGGGACATTCCGCCGGGCGCCAAGACCGCGCGGGCGCAGAGGGTATCGGACTATCTGAACGTCTATCTCGAATTTCGGATGGACGATTGGGAGGAAGATACCGATCAGATGCTGGCCGAAATCCCGATCGTCGGGTGCGGCTTCCGCAAGCTCTGGTGGAACAGGAAGCAGAAGGCGGCGTATGTCTCCGCGCTCGATCTGGTCTTGCCTGCTGGCGCCAAGAGCATCAAGACTACGCCTCGCATCACCGAAATCATGCGGGACGTGTTCCCGTTTACGATCCGCCAGCGCATGCAGCTCGGCGAATATCGGACGGTGGTGCTTATCCCTTCGTCGGACGACAAGGAGGAGCCTCGTATTCTCCTTGAGCAGCACCGCTATTACGATCTGGACGAGGATGGGGTGGATGAGCCCTACATCATCACGGTGGACAAGGAGACGGAGCAGGTTCTGCGGATTGAGGCGAACTTCGATCCGGACCAGGTCCACCTCACGCAAGAGGGAGAGGTGGAGCGGATCGAGCCCAATCGCTTCTATGTCCTGTACCCGTTCCTGCCCAATCCGAGCGGCTCGATCTACGCGATCGGATTCGCCCATTTGCTGAGCCAGATCGGCCCGCTGGTCAACACCACGATCAATCAGATGATCGACGCTGAGCATGCGGCCATTGCGGGCGGCGGGTTCATCGGTTCCGGCCTGAGATTGCAGGGTAACGGCCAGACGAATACGCTGCGCTGGCAGCCGGGCGAGTACAAGAACGTCAACGCATCCGGATCGACGCTGCGGGACGCGATATACGAGCGCACTTTCCCCGGCGCTTCGGCGATATCGTTCCAGATCCTCGAATTGATGCTTGGCGCGGCGAAGGAATTGACGTCGGTCAAGGATGTGGTGACGGGCAACGCTCCGAACACGGCGCCCGTTGGCACGACGCTGGCGCTGATCGAGCAGGGGTTGCAGGTCTTCACCGCGATCTACAAGCGCATCTACCGTTCGCTTGGGCAGGAATTCGGGCTGATATTCCGCAATCTGGGGAAATATGGCGGCGAGGAAGCGGCGGAGGATTATCTGAACGTGCTGGATGATCCATTCGCCGATTTCGCGAAGGATTTCGGCGAGACGGACATGGACCTGAAGCCGGTAGCCGATCCCTCGGCCGTGACCAACATGCAGCGCATCGCGAAGGCGCAGTTGCTGGATGGCATGCGCGGGAAGGGGCTAAACGATTCGGCTATAAACAAGCGGGTTCTGGAAGCGGCCGATATTGAAGATATTGACGAGCTGTTGCCTCCCCCTGACGCCCCGCCGCCGCCAGAATTAATCGCTCAACTTCGCAAAGAGGAAAGCATTGCGAATTATAACGACGCAAGGGCTAAACAGGCAGAGGCCGCAGTTATTAAAACTGGGTTCGAGATGGGCGTCCAGGCTGGGGGTGGTGATGGCCAGTAAAGAAGACGTATTCCCCCTGTGCGACGAAATTTACCCCTTGGAGAACCATGCTCTTTCTCTTGGGTATCGCGCAGGTGCGGTGCTGAACGATCTGGAGAGGAGGCTATCGGCTCTTGCTGAGGATATGTATCCTTCCTGCTCACATTTTACACCGGACGGGAACCCGCATACGGTATATTCCAACGGCGCAATCAAACCGGAGGGCGCGGAGCGGCGCAGGATCAAATGCGACGGGTTCTCGGTGGACGACCAGATCGCGGCGTTGCAGAGGGCGGCGGACGAGACCTTCGAGTGCGTCGCCGCGAACAGGCCCGCTGTGCGTAATCGCCTGATCATGCGAAGAATGCCTGAGGCAGG